TGACAGATGATGCACTTGAGTTTGCTAAGGACAAGGGTGCCTTGAAAAAAGAAGTACACTTCGGACCGGGGGATAGTAGGAAAGAACTGCTTCAAGTCATTGAACAAGAAGACTATAAGCTCAAAGATTTAATGGCAGAAGCACCTTTTAAACGCTATATCCCTAAGATCAGATTGACTCATCGGCAGGCAGAGCCGATCCCTGGCAAATATCCTGCACGACTCATTGAGAAGGAGCGAGAACAAAAGGAAGAGGCCAGACTGTTTGGTAACGCGGAGGTATCCAACAAACACGGTCTCAGCGTCATTACAGCAAAGATGAAGAAAGCATTGTCGTATTTTGATGAACAGTTAATGACGCCAAGTGACAAGAAAAGGAAGCTCCTTATCCATCGTGCTGCGCAGACACTAAAGATCCCTGAGAATTATTCCCTTCTCTTAGATATCGAGGGACATAACCAGTCAATGCAGTACGAGAACACTTCGGAAATGATGGAATTCCTAGGTAATTTATTTGGTGAAAGCAGCTGGGGTGATCTGCCTAATCTGTTCTCCGCGTTAGATATTTACCATTATGATGAATACCTCGATAAAGTCATCTGGAGTCAGGGCCAGTTGGGTGGCATTGAGGGATGGATAAATCCAGGCTGGACACTCCATACAATGGCTTGTGTAAAGCTTCTGCGATACATGACAGACATAAACTTGATCACCTCAATGACCTACTCTGACGATGTGAATGCTATAGTTCGCATAGACCAGGTCAGTGAGGAGACCTTACAATCTGTGTTCCAAACAATTATGGAACATTTTATTAAGTTTGGAATGATAGTTAAGATGAGCCAAACGAATATGTCCAAGCATAGGATTACTATTTTGAGACAGCACTATGCTGATGGTGTGAGATCAGATTCAACGCTCAAGAAGCTCATTTCAACTAGTGGTGCTAATAATCCGATGATTGTTGCAGATAGCCTGGAAGTCGCAGGAATATGCTCATCTGTAGCTTCTGCACTGGAGCTCAGTACTCATATCACCAGTTGTACTTATCTGAAAAACTATAAATTGGGCCTATTACTTGCACGGCTGCCTCATACGATATTGAAGCAACCGGCCGAAGAGGGTATGTTGTCTTCAGAGATGTTGCCTACGAAATTGGCCTCACTGTTGTACCAGATAAAGGACGATAAGTCATATCTTTTGGGTGAAAATAGAGAGAAAGCCATTAGGGGGGTGAGGAATGATATTGCAAAGGCTATAGGACGTCTACCTAACACGATGAACCTTTCGACACTTAGAAAGCTGATGTTCGAAACATATGGTCATGATTTAGCGAGTTCAAAATATATAGATAGTCCCGATAGGGTGTTATACCTGCAGATCTATGATGAATTTCTGCAGGATCTCACATTCTACTGGTGTTACATGCCTGAAAATGTTGGCGGACTCGGGGGTTCACTAAGTTTAAACTTAGTCTTATCGGGCCATAGCAGCGGATTTTCAAAGTCTGTCCATTATATGCTCGAGTGGGCTCGCCATTACTCTTCAGACCCTGAATATTTCGTAAAGTATATCGATACCAG